AGATATGAAGCACGTCAACAATGGCGCAGGCTTCGAAACTATCTACGGCGACCAGATCAAGCAAGCAATGCGCGCGATCACAAACCAGATCGAGTCTGCTGTTGCTACTGATGTTTACAAGAACGCATCACGCGCTTTCGGTACTGCTGGCACTACGCCTTTCGTAAACAGCTTCGCTGAAGTCGCTGAGATTCGTCAGATTCTCGTAGACAACGGCATGCCTTCAAACGACGGCATGGCTTCAATCGTAATGAACAGCGTTGCTGGTACTAACCTGCGTCAACTCGCGCAGCTACAGTCAGTAAATCAGGCTGGTTCAAGCGATCTGCTCCGTCAGGGTACTCTTCTCGACCTCCAAGGTCTGATGATTAAAGAGTCTGCCGGTATTGCTGCTCACACGAAAGGCACTGGCGCAAGCTACATCACTGACGGCACTTACGCTGTAGGCGCAACTGCAATCACTGTAGATGGCGGCACTGGTACTATCGTTGCGGGTGACGTTGTGACTTTTGCAGGCGACACTAACAAGTATGTCGTAACTGGCGAGTCTGGCGGCGTTGTAACTCTTGCGGCACCTGGTCTCCGCGCTTCACTTGACGATGGCGTTGCTATGACTATCGGCGACAGCCACACTGCTAACATCGCTTTCCACAAAGCGGCTGTTGAAGTCGGTATGCGCCCAATGGCTCAGCCTAACGGTGGTGACGCTGCTGTAGACCGTCTGACAGTACAAGACCCAGTGAGCGGTCTGGTATTTGAAGTCGCAGCCTACAAAGGCTACAACAAGGCAATGTTCGATGTGTCTTGCTTGTACGGCTACAAAGTATGGAAGCCCGAGTTCGCGGCTGTCCTTCTTGGCTAAACGGAACGGGGTGGCTTCGGTCNCCCCTTTTCCCTTCGGGGCTTAANATGGCTAAAGACCCACGACTTACACGCTTAGGGCTTGATAAATACAATCAGCCAAAGCGCACACCTAATCATCCTACGAAATCCCACGTTGTAGTTGCGAAAGAAGGCGATGAAATAAAGACGATTCGCTTCGGGCAGCAAGGGGTATCGGGTTCTCCAAAACGAGCAAATGAGTCCAAGGCAGATGCCGCTCGCAGGGCTTCGTTCAAAGCGAGACACGCTGAGAACATTAAGAAAGGCAAAATGTCTGGTGCTTACTGGGCTAACAAGGTGAAGTGGTAATGTACAAAGGCAAGAAAAAGAAACCTAAAGGCAAATAACCATGGCTACATTGATTGTTGAAAACGGCTCAATTATTGCCAATGCAAACACCTATGTGACGATTGACGAATATATCGCCTATGCTAGTAGCTTGGGCGTGACCGTTGAGGACTCCGATACTTACAAGGTGCAGCTAATCAAGGCAGCGCAGTATATTGATTCCAAGGAATCGCAGCTATACGGCGACATGGTTGAAAAGACACAGCCACTGTCGTATCCGCGAAACAATCTGGTAGACCTACAGAATTTCACATGGGGCAATGACGAAATCCCGACACTGGTGAAGAAGTGTCAAATGTCCCTTGCTTTAGATATAAACGCGGGTGAAGACCTGTATAACCTCAGTGCTTCTGAATCGGTTGCTGTGAAGCGTGAGCGTGTAGAAGGCGCGGTCGAAGTTGAATACGCTGTGACTGATAGCGCAAGAATCGCTAGGAACTCACGCAGTTCGTCACTATTGGCTGCACTGATGAAGAACGGTGGCACTAGCATACCGATCTCAATGGCTTAATATGAGTGATGCCTTCTACAACAAGCTGGCTGCGACCGCTGCGAAGCTGATAACCAAGTTTGGCGCGGTAGGTACGATTACACGCACCACAGGCGGCTCTATAAACCCCGTGACGGGCAATACGACCGCTGGCACTACGGTTACCTATAGTCCAAATACAATCGTTCAGAGATACGCTGACGAGCTTGTGGACGGCACTAGGATTTTAAGCAGTGACAGGCTGATTATTTTAGATAATACGGTCGAGCCGCTGACTACGGATAAAATCACGATTCGCGGTGAAAACTGGAACATCGTTTCTATCACTGAGTCTCGACCTGCGGGTGTGCCGTTGGTTTATTTCGTGCAGGCTAGACGATGATTATCAAGAACGCAGAGCAGATAGCTAAACGCGCCAATATGACCGCTGACGAGTTCGTGCGCGGCGTGTATATCAAGCTGTTCAGTTCTGTGGTTATGGATACTCGGTACGACACTGGGCGCATGAGAGCCAACTGGCAGCTTACTCAAGACAGCCCTGCTACAGGCGATCTGGACGAATACGATCAGCAGGGCGGCAAGACTGTCGCAAAGATCAACGCAGGCGTTAAGGGTGGCGACAGAGTTCAATACCTAACAAATAACGTGCCGTATGTTGGCGTCTGGGAAAGAGAGGACGCGATGGTGGCTAAGAACATAGCCAGAATCGAAACCAACATTAGAAAGATTGCTAAGGACATAAAATGAGCCTGAAAATTGACCAAGCATTTGTTCAGTCGTTTATTGACGGTGCTTTTGGGCTTCCAGTAGATTATGAAAACATGCCGTACACGCCTGTCTCGGGGACTGCGTTTGCGGAGTTAAGGTTTATACCAAACCCGATAGATAGTCTGACGCTTGCCGATATGAATGAAACTAGCGGCTTGTTTCGGGTTATTTTGCGCTACCCTGTTGATAGTGGGGCTATCACCGCCAAGGCTAAGGCTGAGGAAATCATGGCGCATTACCCCATTGGGAGTAGCGTTGCATATTCTGGACAATCTGCGACAATACGCTCAGTAGACCGCCAAGCAGGGGTTGTTGAAGATGCTTGGTACACACTTGTCGTTTCGATACGATATATTTCTTTTATAACGAGGTGATTTATGCCTGATTCAGTACAAACTCTTGTCGAAACCACGATCAGTGTCTCGGCAACTCTTCCCGCTACCTTTGACGATACGGGTTATGCGGCTCTGACTTTCTCAGCTATCGGTCAGGTCACTGACTGGACTCCTGGTGGTCAAGTCTACAATGTTGTGACTAGCAACCCGATTGCTCAGCGCAGCACTGACAAATACAAAGGCACGTTCAACAACGGTGCCGACTCAATCACTGTAAACCGTGATGACGATGATGCAGGTCAGATCATTATCCAATCGGCTTTGCTTAGTGACGCAGACCAAGCCTTTGAAGTAACGTACCAAGACGGCACGATTGATTACTTCACTGGTAAAGTAGTTTCATTTGATACTGTCGCTGGGGGCGCAGACTCAATAGTTCAAAAGACTATTAGTTTGGAGCGCACTCGTTCGACAGTTACTGCATAAGGTAACCAAGAATGGATTTAGCGCAATTTGATCTGAAAGAAGCTGCGAATAGCGGCATTACGGTAGACCTAACTCACCCAATTACGGGTGAAACGCTTGAAGACGAGAAAGGCAAAAATATCAGCATTAAGATATTGGGGCGTGACTCGGCTAAATGGCAACAGGCTCAAAAGCGTAATGCTGCTAAGAACGCTAACAAGTACCGCAATGGCAAAGTGCCCGATGCTGAAGTTGAGCGACAAGTTCGTGATCTATTAGCTGAATGCACAGTCTCATGGTCGGGGATTGTATATAACGAGGAAGCTCTCAAGTGCAACAAAGAGAACGCCCTTATGATATACGAAAAGCGAACATGGATTGCGGAGCAGATGTTGGAAGCTGCTGCTGATAGGGCTAACTACGTTTTTACTTAGGCCAGCTACTTGAAGATTACGTTCGCTATTGGGCTTGGCTCACTACGAACCAGAAAGGCGCTACGAAGGCACGAATTGAGTCACGACCTGACGCATGCCGGACATAGCGCCTTTTTCGTATATCATTGACCTGCTAGTACAGATCGGACCAAGCGAAGTTACATGGCAGGAAATAAGTAGCTGGTGCGCCATAACAGGCATAGATTTAAGTGTGTGGGAAAGTCACACTATAAAAAGACTCTCCGCAATTTATACTTCTTGCGCTCAGCGTTACCACGACAGCACTTTGCCGTCACCTTACAAGAGCCTTGAAGCACCGAAGACAGATGACGATGCGATTAAGGCAGCGTTGCGGCAAGGTAATTTTAGGAAATAAAAATGGCGACTGATTTATATACCGTTGAGATACAAGCCAAGTCCACAGGTATCGCTGCTGCTACCGCTCAAATGGAAAAGCTGGGCAAGCAAAGCTCTTTAGCAAGCAAAGCGGTTAAATTGTTTGGCGCTGCGGCTGCTGGTCTTTCTGTGGGTGCGATATTTAATAAAATTACTGGCGACACAATCAACTTCACCAAAGCTGTGAGTGAATTGTCTGCGATTACTGGTGCAACTGGCGCTGACTTGAAGTTCTACGAAGAACAAGCTGCACTAATCGGTAAAACCACTACGCTTTCTGCAAGCCAAGCGGCTACGGCGTTTCAGTTAATCGCTAGTGCGAAGCCTGACCTGCTTTCATCTAAAGAAGCCCTTGCAGCGGTTACGAAAGAAGCGGTAACGCTCGCTGAGGCTGCGAGCATTGACCTGACTGACGCAGCGCAAACGGTTGGCGTCTCACTTAACCAATTCGGAGCAGATGCAGACCAAGCGGCTAGGTTTGTGAATGTCTTAGCGGCGGGTTCTAAGTTCGGCTCGTCCGTGATTACGCAAACTGCTGACGCAATGAAGAATGCGGGTACTGCTGCAAGTCTGGCAGGTCTTAGTTTTGAAGAAGCTAACGCAGGTGTGCAACTTCTGGCTGCGGGTGGTTTGTTTGCTGCTGAGGCGGGTACTGGCTTTAGACAAGTATTGATGAAGCTAGAAAGCGAAGCAGAGGACAAGTTTAAGCCTTCAGTTGTTGGTCTTGCCACTGCGCTAGAAAATCTTGCTGCTGAGAACATGAGCCTCACTGACATTATGGACTTGTTCGGGGCAGAAGCTGCTAAGTCTGCTGCGACAATGATTAACCAAGCAGGAAGTGCGCGACAGCTAATTAAAGACATTACCGGAACAAGCGTAGCGTCTGAACAGGCTGCGACTAACTTCGACAATATGACAGGTGACCTGTTAAGCCTTGGTTCTGCTAACGAAAGTTTAGCGATTACATTAGGCAGAAAGTTAGAGCCAATAATGCGAAAGGTGATTCAGCGAGTTACAGATTTTTCTCGTAGCGTAGATGACTTCGTCAGGTCTGAGAAATTTAATGTTGTTCTTAAAGCAATGACCACGGCTGCAAAGACTTTAGCTGCAATCCTAGCAGGTCAAATTGCGGGAACATTAGCGAAGACAGCTACTGCGTTTGCATTAACAGCTACAAAAGCAGGTCTTGCTTCTACTGCGATGACAGTTCTCAAAGGCGCGCTAACTTTGTTGGGTGGTCCGATTGGAATAACCGTAACTGCACTAACTGGGCTTTACTTTATCCTGTCAGATATTTTCGGCTTTGACTTTGATGACTTGGCTAGATACTTCAAAGCTGCGTTTACAGTTATTTCTGGTTATGTAAAAACATTTACTAAAAGCATGGCAGACAAATTCAAAGCAGTTTTTGAGTATGTTACTGACCTACTTAACCCAGTGATTGAATTTTATTCAAAAGCATTCGCCACAATCTGGAATACTGTTAAGAGTTTTTTCACTGCATTAACTAACGGCGCAACTACTGCTATCAACTTTTTCGTGGATGGCTTCCGTAATGGTTTCTTAAATGTTCGGCAATTCGTAGAAACGACCAAGATAAACATCGAAGCATTTTACGAAACCATGAAAGTTAAGGCGTCTTCGTTTTTTGATAGTGAAGAGGAAACTGCTAGGAAGTTAGCTACGATAAACGCAAACAAAGCTACAAGTCTGCAAGCAGTTACAGATAAATATACTGACATGGCTGAAAAACAAGTAACCGTTAAAGATGAAACTGGTTTTTTAGATACTGCTTTTGACGCTCTCAATACAACTACTGGAAACATTAAAACAACCTTTAATGATTTTATTTCAGAGGTAGAAAATACTGCAAGCCAAATGGAAACAACTGGGTCAGCATCGAGTGATTTTAGTGGCGTTTTAGTTACAACAAATGATTCTGCTTCGAATCTTTCTGGCTCGCTTGTTGACGCAAATAGTAATCTTTTAGATTTAACAAACAACATGGATCAAAAAGGTGCGGAAAATGGCACCTTTAATATGATTACTCACGCAATGTCAGGCATGGCCACAGAGACAGGCAATGTCGGCGACGAAATGATCGACTTGGAGAGCGCCACTAATGACGCGGCGGTTGCTATAGCCGGATCAAATGGTGAGGGTGGATTAACTTTAGCGCAGAATACTTTCAGAACAGCTGTTGAAAATACGCAAACTGCTTGGGCGACTTTGATCAAAAATACTGTTGAGACAGGCAAGATAGACTTTGGCACTTTCTTCGACACAGTTAAGTCTGGCTTTATTACAATGGTTTCTGAGATAGCGTCTCAAAACATAACTAATGCGATATTCGGTGAAGGTGGGCTATCGGGGTTTCTGAGCAACTTAACAAATGGTTTTGGCTCAATAATTAACAGTATTGCTCAAGGTCTTGGCGGCATCGTAAGCACATTTATTTCTAAATTAACTGGAATAAATTTTGGTGGAGGAGCAGGAGGCGCTGTTACTGGTGCTGCTTCGGGAGGCATAGGTGCAAGTATAGCTGGCGCTATTGGCGCAGCAGGGCAATTTGCATCCGGCGCAATGGGAACTGCTGTAGGAACAAACGCAGC